CGGACTCGGCGGACTCGTCGCGCGGCGTGAAGTTCCTGCCCGCTGCCGCGTCGGCGTGCGCATAGGCTGCCGATAGCGTCACGGTTGATGTCACGCTGTCGCGGTAGGTCAGTTGACACAACTGGTAATGCCACGCGGGCATGATGTAGTCGGCTGGCACCGCGTAGGTTGGTGCGACCTGGCCGAAGTTCACGTCGCCCGAGTTGCCCGTCGCTCCAGCGCCCGTCAGCACGAAGCCAATGCCATTCACGCCTGCCGGCGTGTTGCGGAAGGTAGAGGTCTCGTCGTTCGGGTCGTCCGTCGACTGCCACGTGCCATTCTTGGAGAAACGCAGACGCCCCTTGGCATAGGCTTGCCCGCGCGCACCGCCGCGCGTGTCGAGCGCCATGCCGATGCGGTCGTTGGCCGCCCACGTCGCACCGTATGCGGTGCCGGTTCCTCCCACCCACGTCTGCCCGTTCGCGCCGTATGCGAGCGCGTTGGTGTCCTGCCCTGGCGCGGCGGTCACGGACGCGGTGGTGTTGCCCAGGCCGATGCGGGAGTTCTGGCCGCCGTCCACCGTGACCGCCAGTTGCTCGACGTACCACCGTCCACCGTGCAGCGGGAACGTGGCGCGCACACCGCCCGCGCCGTTCGCGGTCCAGCGGTAGTTGTCGCCGCTGATCGTGATGTTGCCGCCCTTGTCGGTCGTCGAGTTCGCGACGTACTGCAAGGAACCTGCGAGGTCCTCGGCGCGATAGGTCGCCCAGTTGCGTTTCCCGAGCGCCACGTTGGACAGCGCGGTGGCAAGGTCTGCGGACACGCGCACGTTGTCCGCCACGTGCGTCTCCGTGAACGCGAACGCGGTGCCGCGCGCGGCGATCTCCGCCGCCGGCGTGCGGATCGGCGCGAAGGTCAGTTTCCCGTTCGCCGCCGTGTACCACACGGCAGGCGCCGAGTTGCACAGCATGTCCAGCGCGTCTGCTATCTGCAACTGGTCGCCGACATAGAGACCGTAATGGCGTGCGTGCGTCGTGTCGATCAGGTCAGCGGACGCGGTGTCCACGTCGTTGTTCCACGACAGCGGCCCGCGCACGCTGACCAGTTGCTGCACCAGCCATGCGAAAGAGCGATTGGGGCGCACCTTCAGCACGCGCAGATTGTCGATGGTCAGCGAACAGTTCGACCCGTTCGCTGCAACGAACACCGGGCGAATCGTGGGAGCCTGCGCGACGCCCCAATACCGACCCGCACGGTTGACCGTGACCTCAGCGACTGCGAGCGAGCCCAATCGCATCGTACAGGAGCCGCTGGTCCACGACGTGCAGTCGAACTCCCACCACCACCACTCGTTGTAGTTGGAGTTCTGATTGTTGACGTACTGGAGTGTGAGGTCGGCGCCGCCCGCAGTGTTCACGAGCGACAGCGCGTTGTTCACGATGGACGCATCGCGCCCGGCCACGTTGCCGTTGAACTCGTTCCAGTTGTTGAGGTTGTTGAACGGCTCGTCGATCAGCGTGGACAGGACTTCCAACTGCCCTTCCACGATGGCCAGTTGCTGCCCCTGCACCGCATCGCTGCGCTCCACGCCGTAGATGCCCGAAGTGCGCGCGTTGGTGTACGACACGTTGTAGGCCAGCGGCACGCCGCGGTCCATCAGCATGTCGATGCCGAAGAATCGTTCGTTGTCGTGCACGTCGAACGCGCCATTACCGTACGGCGACGGTTGCAACAACGGCACCTGATAGCAGGTGCCTAGGACCACGGGACGCGGGCGAGAACGCAGTGCCTGATTGGGCACCGTGGCGGGATAGAGGTCCGTCTGCACCGCGCGCTCCAGTCTGCCGGCCAGCGCGCGCGTGACGATGGTGACCGTCAGGTCGTCATTGAACACCACCTGGTCGATCAGCACGGTCGCGACAAGCGTCAGCGACGCATAAGGCGTGCTCGGCGTGCCACGCTTGACCGTCACCACGTTGTCGCGCAGGCCGAACAGGACCGTGTTCAACTGCCCGTCGGCATTCGCCAGTTGGATGTCGCCAACGCCCGCGCTGCCGCGCGGTTGCTGGCCCGCGAACGGCCAGCCCACACGACGGGTCAGGTACACCTCGCCAATGATGCGCTCCTGCGCAATGACACCGCCTGCCGTGTCGATGTAAGGGTGCGTCGCATACTTGGACGAAACCCCCGATATCTCGACCATCAGGAAGTCGCGGACGACACTCATGCCTGCCTGCTCGAGTAGGCCATCTGGCGGACGGCGTCGACGACACGGCTGCCTTGCTGGACGATGGCATCACGCACGTCACGCAGCGTCGCGTCAGTGTTGAAGGGAACAGGCGCCGGCGCGATGCCCGAGGCCGGCGCATTGGCGGCCACGTTACCAGCAGCGCCCATCGCCGCAGCCACGTTGAAACCGGCCGATGGCGCCAGGCCCATGCGCAGCATCAGTTGTGCGATCTGCGCACGCACCGCCTGCTCGACCGCAGCGTACTGCCCGCCGGGCCCGTAGAACGACAGCGCCTGACGCAGGAACTCGTCCGCCGCGCGCGTGACGGTGCCCGTGTCGATGTCCGCGACAGGCCCAGTCAACGCGCGCGAGATCACGTTGGCGAAGTCGGTCTGCGCGACCTGGAGCCGCTGCAACGGGTTCAGCGTCGAGGTCTCGCTCAGCGATTGGCCGGTGAGCCACGCCTGCAAAGACATCGCCTGATCCCGCAGCCGCTGGAGCGCGCGAATCTGCTCCTCCGCCGCGCGCTCCTGCTCGCGCTGCACCTGCTCCCAATACCGCGACATCTCGGCCTGCGCGCGTTCGGCCTCCCGCGCCGCCAAGTCGTCCAACTGATTCTGGCCCCACTGCCGGATGCGCGCCAACTGCTCCTCGCTCGCGCCCAAGTCCATCGCACGCGCCAGCGCCTGGTCCACCGCGCGGTTGACTCGCATCACCGCGACCTCGTAGTCGGACAGCCCGTGCGTGGCGAGGTCCCAGTCGATGTCCTCCATCAGCGCGTTCAACGCGGCGATGCGCTCCTCCTCCGCGCGCGTGGCGTTGTTGAGCGCCGCCGCAGCGCGGTCCAACGCCGCCGTGCGGTACTCCTCGAGGCGCGTCAACTGCTCCTCACTGGCGCCCCACTCCTCCAACTGCGCGCGCAGTTCGTCGAATCGCTTGTTGATGGCGTATATCTGCCGCTCGGCCTCCGACATGTTGGCGAGCATGTCCTCCTCGGCCAGTGCGTCCAGCACCGCCTGAATGCGCATCGGGCGCTCCAGCGCCTCCGCGAGCCGCTTGATGCGCTCCTCCAGCGTGTCCGCTGCGTTCACGAAGTCCTGCGTGGACTGGTCGAACGTGGACAGAATGGCGTTGAAACGCGCGCCCAGGATGTTCTCAGCGGTGATCGCGCCCTCTTCCAGCCGCAGGTTGAACTGCGCCAGTGCATCGGTGACCCGCTGCAACTGTTCGCCGTTCAGCATCTTGGCGATGGCGTTGTCGAAGTCGACAACGGCCTGCCCGATGCGGTCGCGTTCCTCGCGCGACACGCGGTCGATGCTGGCGAGCGTGAAGCCGCCCAGCGCGGACCGGTACGTCGAGCCGGGGGCGAGGTTGCGATAACCCGGCGTGCCGACGAGATCGTTGCCGATCACAGTGATGCGGCGCGTCGTGTCGCGCAGCGCACGGGACAGCAGCGCCAGCGCACCGACCACGATGCCGACCGGACCGGCGAGCAAGCCTATGCCCTGCATGATCGAGCCGCCTGCAATCGACGCCAGGCCCGCGCTGATCGATCCCGTGAAGCCGCCGACCAGCCCGGCGCCGCTGAAGATGCTGGCGCTCGCCGTCAGGCCCGTGCCAAGGCCGCTTAGTCCGAACAACCCGGCCGCCGTGCCCGCGCCGCTCAGCAGCGCGCCGAACGTGCCGCCCAGCAACGAGCCGCCAGCCGCAGCGCCAGCCGTGCCCGCAGCACTGGCCGTGCCCGCGATACCGATGCCCCCACCACCCACGACGAGCCGCGTGGACAGGAACTGTTTCACAAGGTTCGCGAGGAACTGCCGCGCGATGCTTTCGAGCGCCCTGCCGAAGTCTTTGAACGAACGGATGTTGCCTGCGATGAAGTTCGCGAAGGCATCGGTGGCCGCCTCGACCGCGCCCGCCCAGTTCTCCTGGAACGCACGCGCCTCCTCGGTCATCACCGTGCTCATGGTGGCGGCCGACTGCCGCAGGTTCTCCATGCCGTCCACGATGACCGGGATGTCCTGCACCAGCGTCGAGGTAACCTTGCCGGTGATGGCATCGAACTCCTGCATTGCCTGATACGTCGGGCGCAGCGATTCGCGGAACCGCTGGCCCAACGCATCGTCGAGCAACTGACGCGCCTTCTGCTTGAGATCAGCAAGTTTCTTGCCGGCCTTCTCCGCCTCACCGCTCAACGCATCGAGGTCCACCGCGAAACCCTGCGCCGCGCCGCCTGCCTTGCCCATGTCGTTCGCGAGGCCGTCGAGCGGGTTGCGAATGGCGTTGATGCGCGATTTGAGTTTCTTGGCGGCCTCACTCCAGTCCTGCTCCACGCTGTCCGCGAACGTTGCCAGAGCGCCCTTGATGCCGTTCACGGCAGCTTCGGCGTTCTGCTTCGCGACGGCCGCGAGTTGACCAAGCTTCGCCGGGTTGGTCAGCGCAAGATAGGCGGTCTCGGCAAACGTGGACAGCAAGTCCATCATGCGCGGCACAACGTCCACCACAAGACCGGCCAGGCTGCCAAGCGTCCTGCCCACGATCTCGAACAACGCAGCGACGCCCGCGCCAGCCTGCAACAGCAGTTTGAACGCATCCGCGAGCAACGAGTTCCCTTCGCCCGCCTTGCGCGCTGCCGCGCCTTCGTCGACGAGCACCTTGGACAGCGAGGCGAGGGACGGCAGCAGTTGCGCCGTGATGTCGTTCGCCCACCCCTGCATCAGCGTCCTGATGTCGTCGATGCGGTCGTTGAAATATTCAGCCTGCGCCGCCGTCTCACTGCCCACCACCGCGCCCAGTTCCTTCGCGCGGTTCATCAGGTCCTCGATACCGCTGGCGCCTTGATTGAGCAGCGGCACCAACTCCGGCCCCGCGCTGCGCCCGAACAACTGGATCGCGAGCGCCGTCTTCGCGGTGCCGTTCTCCATGTTGGCGAACCGCGTCGCCAGGTCCAGGAACACCTTGTCCGCGTCGCGCACGTTGCCGCTCGCGTCCTTGACCTCGACGCCGAGCGCCTTGAAGGCGCGCTGCATCTCCGCGTTCCCACTGGCCGCTTCCAGCGCATTCTTGCTGAGGCGGGCGAACGCTTGCGTGATGGTGTCGAGGCTGCTGCCCGACTGCTCCGCCGCGTAGCCGAGCGCGGACAGTTTCTCCGTCGGCAGGTTGATCGACTGCGAGGCCTTCGCCAGCCGGTCCATCTTGCCAGCAGTGGCCTCGACGGTCTTGGCGAGCGCGGCGAAACCCGTGCCGAGGGCCGCGCCGACCGCCTTTCCGATCTTCTCGAGGTCGCGCCGGATGCGGTCGGATTGCTTCTGCGCGATGCGATGCGCACGCCCCAAGTCCGACTCGAACTTGGCGAGGTCCGCCGCGATCTCGATGAGCATTGAGGACAGCAGTTGACCGGCCATCGATTACTCCTCGCCTTCCTCTGCATCCTCGGCGCGCTGCACCGTGTGCGGCATGCTCGTGAACGCGCTCACCAGTTGCTCGTCCAGCGCGCTGCGCGTCTGCCGCGTGGCATCGAACAGCACGAAGTCCTCGAGTTTCCTCGGCGGCGTGCCCGGCTTGCTCCACCTCGCGCTCATCATGCTCGCCAGCATCGCCATCGCGTACTCCAGCCGACGCGCGCCGAGCGGCTCGACGCGATCATAGGCCAGCCACAACCGCACCTCGTCGAGCGACATGTCCCCGAGTTCCTCCAGCGTCTTGCCCAGGTGGCCGGCGAGCCGCATCAGGAACACGAGGAAATGCTCGCCCGCTAGTCGTTTCCCTCCGCGTCCTCAGCGTTCTGCACGTCCTCGGTCAGGCGGTTGACTTCGAGCACGATGCGTGTCCATTCGAGCGCCACGGCGATAGGGATGTCGCGGTAGTCCTCTGCCGTGCCTACCGGCGTCACGCCGTCCTCCTGCACGATGCACGCGGCCAGCAAGGCGTCCTGCCGCTCCGCCTGTTTCTGCGGGTCCTTGACCTTGCTGACGCCCACGAAGTGCTGGCGCAGCAGTCGGACCGGCAGTTTCCGCACGCGCAGCACGTTGCCTTGCGAGTCCGTGCGGTCCTCGTACTGCGGCGCCTTGAGTTCGTTGAGTTTCGCGATGTTCAGCATGCGCTGCTCCTAGGTTGGTGGTGGCAGACTTTGCCCGGTCTGCCAGCGGGGATCGGCCCGTTGGGGAGTGGGGTCCGGGCCGGGACTCGTTACGGCTTCTGCGTGAACAGGATGTCGCCCGTGACACGCAGCGACAGCGAGATGCGAATGGCATCGTCCGCCTGCCCGTTCACCGTCATCTGCTGCACGAAGGCGGTGAACTTGAACGACGAGCGGTTGTTCGGCGGCGTCAGGTTGTTGCCCGTCAGCGTCGGGTTGTTCGTGCCGTCCGACAGGCTGATGCAGAACTGCACCGCCGTGCCGGCCGCATCCAACAGCCACAGGTCGTCCTGACCGACATCCGCCGTGTCGAGGTTCAGGTCCATCGACACCGTGCCACCGTCCCGCAGGCCGCGCAGGAACTCCTTGCGCACCGACTTGAGGTTGGTGATGTCGATCTCACCAGCCGAGCCGCCGAGACCATTGAACCCGGCGACCTTTCCCAGTTCCCGCAGCACCTGCGGCGAGCCGGCAGTGATGAAGTGCACCGCCGTGCCTTGTGACTTCAGTTCAGCCATAGCACTTTCTCCACGTCATGCCGCACAGCCGCGGCGGTTATCGGTTGACCCAGACGTTGAACTCCAGGACACGTCGAAACAACTGCGTCGCGTCTTCACGCTCGGCCAGCGGCTCGCCGCGGAACACAGTATAACCGGCATCCATCGCCGCGCGGACGGCATTTCGCAGGGACACGACCTGCGGCTCGGTCGCCGCGTAGATGTCGATCTGCACCAGCCGGGCATCCAGGTCGCTGGCACCGCTGATCATCGGTGTTGAACTGGCGTACACCAGCGAGTAGACGATGAACGGCGCCTGCGCGCCCTGGGGCGCCACGCTGCGATAGATGCGGTGGTCCACCAACGCGCGCACGGCCGGCGCGTCATGGAGCATGTTGAAGACCACGGACTCGTCTGCCACGTCACCCTCCCCGGCGCAACGCTGCCGAGCGACGCGCCTGCCGCGCGGCGATCTTGGCGATGTCAGCGGCCAGGTGCGCCTTGAACAACGCCACAATCCTCTCCCGCGTGGCCTCGAACGCAGGCCGCAGGAACGGGCGCGCCGGGCGCCCGTAGGCCGGAACGCCGAACTCGATGAAACGCGCATAGTATGCGGTGCCTGGCGTGAGCGCCCAAGGCGCGTCCTTATTCCTGCCACGGCGACGGTCACGCGGTGCCTTGCCGCGCCGCGCACCGATGAAATAGGCTTCCGTGCGCCCCCGCGCGCGCGGGTTGCTGTCGCGCACGGCTCGAATCGAGGCCCGCAGGTTCCCCTTGTCAACTGGTGCGCGCGCCTTCGCGTCCTCGACCAGCAGCATCGCGCCGGCCCGCAATGCGCGTTTCAGCGGGCCGCCGCCGCGCTGCACCTCCTCGCCCAAGGCACGCAGCGCCTCGCCGAGTTCCTGCAGGCCTTTGACCGTGGCCAACTCAGCCATTGTTCACGCCCTCCGCCGCCACCACACGCATGACCGCGCCACGCTCGTCCTGCGCCAGAACGGCGCGGATGTTGTACACGCGCCCGTCGAACAGCAGGCGATGCTTCACGGTCAAGCCCGCCACGTGGCGCAGCGTGAACGTCGTGAGCGTCTCGCCCTGCGTGGCCTGCGCGGCACGAAACTCGCGGCCGGACATGGGTTCGACGCGCGCATACACGCTCGCCACCGTGACCCACGTCGGCGTCACGGACCCGTCCACCGACGACACGTCGTCGACGCGCTCCTGCACCGTCACCAAGTGCCGCAGTTGCCCGATACGCATCAGGGGAACTCCACGCGGTGGAAGTGCAGCAACTGATGCACGATCGGGTTCTCCGTGCGGATGGTGCCGACGAGCGACTGCTCACGGTTCTCGTACAACTCCGCGACGATCATCAACAGCGCGGCCTTGATGTCATGCGGCACACCATCGGCACCGTCTGGCGACTCGGCCGACGGGAAGCCGGCATTGAACCGCACCTGCACCGCGTCATCCGACACCGACGCGACCGGCCACTTCGCGTCCGGGTTCAGGATGATCCGCGTGTCCTGCGTGGTGGGAAACACCCGGTAATCAGCGACCGGCATCTGCTGCACTACCCCATCCGTGTCGCGATAACGCACGTCCACGACCTGCCGGATGTCAGGCCACGGCAGCACCATCGTGGGGCCGTCCGGGAATGCGCGCATGTACACGGCCTCGAGCCGCGGGACGAACGCACGGCCGCAATACGCCTCGCCGTACCTGCGCGCGGCCTTGATGAGTGCGTTCAGGTACGTGTCCTCCGTGCTGCCGAGCGTCGAGGAATGACGCAGGTGCGTCTTCACCTCGGCCAGCGTCAGCGGCTCGGTCAACGGTGCCTCAAGTTCACGCCGCAGCATTGCCAAGCCTCCGCAGTTCCTGGAGCCACAGTTCATCAGCAGCAGGGTCGATCACCTCACGCGACCGCGAGAGCCACGGGCCGCCCAAGGTGTAGTGCACGAGCGCCACGTCCTCCGGCCTGTCCTGCTCACCGACCAGCCAGTTCCAGCGGCGCGGCAGTTCACCGATCTCCGAGTCGGGCAGGAACTTGAACCCATGCAGGAACAACCCATCAGCACGGTGCAGCAGATACAGGGTCACGTGGCTCCACGCCGGGTGATCGCAGTTGAACAGCATGACGGACGACCAGTTCTTTCGCGCGTAGCGTGTCTGCTGCAAGCCGCCCATCTTGCGCAGGTCGCGCGCGGGTTGCTCATGCTTCACGACGGCGACTGCTCGCCCGTTCAGGGGCACGCGCTGCAACTCCGCCACGTCGCCGGTGAACAGCACGTCGCAGTCGACGAACAACGCACGGCCCTCCTGCACCAAGTGCGGCACGAGGAACCGCGTGAAGGCGAACTCCGTCGACATGGGCGCGCCGGTCACAGCGTCACGCAACTGCGCGCCGTCGCGATCGATCCCGCGGTCGAACAGGCCACTCCGCCGCAGCCGCGCATAGACCAACGGCTCGACCACGACCGGGCACGACGCATGCCGCAGCAGCGAGTGACGAGCCACGCGGTACGCCATCTCCTGCGAGGGATCGAACCCGATGAACACACGGAAAGGGGTCATGTCTTCGTGGCCTCCAGCCCCATGTCGCGATTGTAGCAGCACGTGGTCACCGCAGCCCATGTGAATCTTCACGCCGCACCTGCCCGCACGTGCGCCAGCACGAACTTCCAGCACTCATAAGCCTCCGAGCGATCCCACTGCCAGCACGCCACGCGGTGCAGGAAGTCCACGCGCTCCTG